AAGCAATCCTTATACTGTTGATAACACAATCGGTTATAGTGTAATATCAGACAAATTTGAAGATTATTTGGCAGGCGTAAATTTAACTTTTAACATAAATACAATTTCAGATTATGATGCGTGTAATATGCCTTTTATTGGTTAGTGTTATTGCAATACAATTGAATGCACAACAATACACAAAGTTCAATGGTTATGGCTTTCAAGCAGATAGATTGAAAGCAGATAGTATTTCAATACATCCAAGCGATACAGTAAGAAACAAAGCAGCGAGAAGCATTGCAGTATTGAATGGAATGTTTTATATTGCTGATGGAACAAAATGGAAAGTAGTTGGAACAGATACAACTTCACTTTCAAATAGGATTGATGCAAGGGTAAAGTATACTGATACTGCTTTGATGCTTTCTCCTTATTTACGTAAGGCAGATACAACTTCACTTTCAAATAGAATAAATTTGAAGTTAAATATTGCGGATACTGCAACAATGCTTTCTCCTTACTCTAAATTAAAAAGTGTAGGATTGTCAATGCCATCTGCTTTTAATGTGGCTAATTCACCTTTAACAAGCAATGGAACAATAGCAGTAACAGGAGCAGGAACATCAAGTCAATATGTAAGAGGAGATGGGCAACTTGCAAACTTTCCGAGCAATGGGGGAGGTGGTTCATCGGTTAATTACTATTTAAATGGAAGTGTTAATCAGGGAACAATTGGTGGTGATACTTACTACCAATTAAGTAAAGTACCTATAATAGGCACAGGAACTGATTTCACAAGAACAAATGCACAAGGTAATGGCTATATCGCTTCGTTTATTACGGATGCAGGAGACCCTGCTTTATTGAATATTCCAGGTGGTAATTGGAACTTAGAATTTTATTTTTCTGCTTCATCAGGGGGTAGCACTCCATCGTTTTATGCAGAGATTTATAAGGTTAGTTCTGCCAATGTATTTACTCTTATTGCAAATGGCTCAACGAATCCTGAAGGCATTACACAGGGAACTGTTGTAGACCAATATTTTACTTCAGTTCCTGTCCCACAAACTACTATACTTGCAACCGATAGAATAGCAATAAGAATATTTGTAACAACAAGTGGAAGAACTATAACCTTACATACAGAAGACAATAATTTATCAGAAGTTTTAACTACGTTTTCAACAGGGTTAAATGCTTTGAATGGGCTTACTTCACAAGTACAATACTTTGCAACAGGAACAAGCGGAAGTGATTTCAATATTTCATCTGCAACCAATACACATACATTTAATTTACCTACTGCATCAGGTGCAAATAGAGGTGCTTTATCAAGTGCAGATTGGACTACATTTAATAATAAATTAAGTTTAAGTGATACATTTACAATCAGCACAAGAGCATGGAGGCAAAAAGGATTGGATAGTTTGGCTGCTATTGAATTGAATGTTGCTGATACTGCAACAATGTTAAATCCTTATACAAGGGGAAGCGGAACAAATGGACAAGTTGCTTATTGGAATGCAACAAGAAGTTTGACAGGGAATAATAATTTATTTTGGGATAATACCAATGCAAGATTGGGGATTGGTACGACTACACCACAAAATACATTTGATGTTGTAAGAGGAACTGCTGGTGCTATGTTAAGAAGTCAATATGAATCTGCATCTTTTTCTTTTAATGCTGATTCGAAAGTTGGAATATATACGGCTTCATCAAATACTGCACATGGTGCGGGTTTAATTTTTGGGCAAACAAATCTTCAAGCAAGTTCTGTTTATCCATCTTTTGAAATACAATATGTTTATAGTTCAACAGTAGCAGATAATAATTGGAGAGTAAATTATACAGGTAGAAGTTCAAGCGGATTGGTAACAACTTATGCAGCTAATTTATTTAATGTATATGCCGATGGAAGAGTAATATTAAATCCTGCTGCATCTGGTGTTACAGCAAGTGCAAAATTATTAATAGGAACATCAACCGACGCAGGCTTTAGATTAGATGTTAATGGAACAGCAAGGGTGCAATCAACACTTAAAGTAGGAGCAACAACAACACAAAACGCATCAGCGGTTCTTGATGTTGAATCAACAACTCGTGGCTTCCTTCCACCAAGAATGACAACAGCACAAAGAGATTTAATTGCAACCCCTGCAGCAGGACTTGTGATATATAATACATCAACAAACAAACATCAAGGGTACAATGGTACAACTTGGAATGATTTCTATTAAAAATAAAAAACAATGAAACAAATTCAACCGGTTAGTATTTGGCAAAATGGTCAAACAAAAGAAGCAACAGTTTTAAATGCTTATGTAGTTAGTGATAATTTAATTGATACTGCTACATTTTATTATGCATTATTAACAGATAATAATGAACAATTATCTGAAGGAAATCTTACCATGAGTGGTGAAGATTACAAAGGTTTTGTAAGCAATGATTATGCTTATAATTGGATTGCAAAAGAATTGAAATTACAAATTTTATAAAGTAATAAAATGCAACAAGTAGATACAACAAGCATAAGGGGAACAATTATCACTTTTATTGCTTCATATTTTAGCTTCCAAGCGATAACTCCTGTATTGCAATTTGTATCTTTGATAGTTGCATTGGCAGCAGGTGGAACAACTTTATATCTTAACCTTAAAAAAATAAAAAAAGATGGATTATAACTATTTAATTTTAGCTTATATAGGCTTACTTTTGCATTATCTTTTCAGATGGAAAGAAGTTGTTGATGAAAATAAACAAGTGAATTATAAGGCTGAATTGCCATCATTCATTATATCAATAATTGCAACAGGAATAATGGTTTATCTTGGTGATGACATGAAAGATATATATCCATTAACTCCTGCAACTGCATTATTACTTGGTTATGGCAATCAATCAATATTTAATAAGTTAGTAAAAAGTAAAAATTTATGAAGTATATTTTAATTTTGTGTTTATTGATTGCAGGTTGTTCAGCAGTAAAAAGAGTATTGAAAGATAACAATAAAATTGAAATCGTTGGCAGAGAATGGGAGAAAAAGAATCCTTGTGTTAATGATTCCTTTGTTACTTTTTTAAGTGATACATTGATAAAATTTGATACTACTTATAAATTCAAATTTGATACTATCAACAAAGTTGATATTGTCAAGTTAGTTGATACTGTTTTAATCAAAAAAACAATCAGAATTAAAGATACATTTAAAGTATTCATAAATGATAATAGAAGGCTCAACATTGCCTTAGATTCAGTTAATCACTATAAAGGCTTATCTGCATATTACAAAGTGCAATTTAATGAACAAACTGAACAAACGAAAGTGCAAAAATATAGAGCTAATTGGTGGATGATAAGATTTTGGTTATTATTCTTATTAATGTTGATTATATTTGTATTGTATCAAAAATTCAATAAATAATTTATGAAGCAGTATACAGTTTATTTTGAAATATTTGGAAAGAAATTGAAGATTAATTTGTATGCTAAATCAATGGCAGATGCCAAAGAAAAAATATTGAAGAAAAAAGATGAAGCCTTTAATATTTTAAAGATAGAATGTCCTGATGATGTAACATTTCTTAAAGATATATTTGGATTCAAATGATAATAGTAAATAAAGCGTGTATTGATTTAATCAAACATTTTGAAGGCTTATTTTTGAAGCCATATCTTTGCCCTGCAAATGTTGCTACCATTGGTTATGGAACAATTCGTTATCCAAACGGAACGAAAGTAAGATTAACCGATGCACCAATAACTGAAGCAAAAGCAATGGAATATTTGATGTTTGAAATTAATCAAAAAGCAAGAGCAATTGATCCGATGTTAAGAGAAGATTTAACAGAAAATCAATTTGCTGCATTGATTTCATTTGCCTATAATTTAGGCGAAGGAGCATTGCGTAAATCAACCTTACTAAAAAAGGTTAATGAGAATCCATTAGATGCGCAAATTCGCAATGAATTTCAGAAGTGGATATATGCAGACGGAAGAAAATTAAACGGCTTATTAAGGCGCAGAAATGCAGAAGCGGATTTATATTTCAGCTAAAAAAAACTTATGATAATTAGACCTCGATTAACACAGGAGGAGTATTTATTTTTAAAAAAGAATTACAGAGCAAAGAAAGGAAACAGAGTATTAGCAATCGGTGATTTGCATGAGCCTTTCTGCCTTGATGGTTATCTTGATTTCTGCAAAGAAGTATATGCAAAATATCAATGTAACAAAGTTGTATTTATTGGCGATGTAATTGATAACCATTATTCATCATATCATGAAACTGATGTGGATGGTTTAAGCGGTGGTCAGGAGTTAGAGTTAGCGATTTTAAAACTTGCTGCATGGTATCAAGCCTTTCCTATTGCTGATGTAACTATTGGCAATCATGATAGATTGATAATGAGAAAGGCACAAACAGGAGCAGTTCCAAAGGCTTGGATAAAGGAATATAAAGAAGTGTTGAACGTGCCGGGTTGGAATTTTACTGAAAGGATTGTTGTTGATGGTGTGCAATACATTCATGGCGAAGCAGGAACTGCGCAAGCTAAATGCAGAGCAGATATGATGTCAACAGTACAAGGGCATTTGCATACACAAGCCTATACACAATGGTTTGTTGGTGCAAACTTTCGTATCTTTGGAATGCAGTTAGGTTGTGGCATAGATCATAACTCTTATGCTATGGCTTATGCAAAATCCGGAAAGAAACCTGCAATCGGTTGCGGAGTGATTATTGATGGCGATGTTGCAATTAATGAATTGATGAAACTATAATAAAACTAAAATGAAAAAACCAAAGGGATTTAACAAGATGACTTTAAGAGAGCAAGAGATATGGCTAATTGCAGAACGTGAAGCAATCAACAAAGCATTAGCTGCAAACAGCAAACAACTTGCAATAGTTCGTGGTGGGCAGAAGGTAGAATTAAGCGATTACGAAAGGCATGATTTGGAAAAAGTATAAATTAAAAACTATGACAGTAGTAGAACAGTTATTTGAGAAATTATGGAATGAACCAAAAGATAAATTAACTTGGTATCATTTATTAAAATTAGCAAAAGAGATGGAGAAGGAACAGATAATCAAAGCCTATAATAAGTCATTTGAGAATAGATATTTACCATATCATACAGCAGAACAATATTACAATGACACCTATATCAAAAAGTAAAGTGAGCAAAAAACTTGACAAATCTATGTTCAAAAAAATGTAACCAAACACAATTATTGAAACCAAAAAATGATACGCAAATATTCGATAATATATGAACAATCATCTGAACTAATCAAGTTACCAATAGGTCATGCAGGTATCAATCCTGCGGTGGTTGTTTAAAATTAAAAAATATGCAAGATAAAATAGTTGAATCAGTAATAAACAAATATCAGCAAAGAAGTGAAGTAGGCATTGGTAAATACAACACAACTTTAGAAAATAACAATGAAGATGATTTCTTACTTCATGCACAACAGGAAGCAATGGATTTCTCTTTGTATTTAGAAAAGATAATGCAGATTGTGAAAGAAACTCCAAACGATGCAGAACTTGGAGCTAAAATAAGAATGATGTCAAGATGATAACTAAAATAATATATAAGAAATTAGGAAGGGAAAAGTTATGGGGTGAAGCAGATTTAGAAGATAATTCTATTGTATTAGATATTCGATTGAAAGGCAAAAAGCATCTTGAAATATTAACACATGAATCGTTGCATATATTATTACCGGGAGCAAACGAAGAAGAAATAGTTAGAATATCAACTGCACTCACAAAAGTATTGTGGAAAGAAAATTATAGAAGGATTGATTCTGAAGATAATATTCCACTTCAAGATGGGAGTTAGATTATAACATTAAATAAATATAGTAACTGCGACAATACAAGTGTTATAAACAATAACATGAAACATGTTAAAAATTGAATAAATAAGTTCCCATTTAGGGAACATTTATTATCCTTGCATCGTGAAAGTTATTGCAAAAAGTACACAATTACAACCTTCATATACCATTCTTGCATTCCCCAATAATTATTGGGAGTTATCAAAGCACTACGCATAACATTATTTTGCTGCAATAGTGGCTTGACGTTCTTAATTTCATCTTTGTGCATATAATCTGCTTTTAGTTTTTATTTCAACTTTTGTTTTCAAAATGCCACTACTGACAGCAATACCTGCTCGTTACAATCCCAACACATAATCATATAATACAAAAAACTCATCAGGTGTTGATATAAACTCATATATACCACCTGATTTCCTTTCCAATGCTTGTTCAGTTAATTGATATTCTGATGCTTTATCCTTACCAACTTTGATTTCTATCATTACTGATCTTCCTTTAATGGTTGCAGATATATCAGCAGTTCCTTTTCTTGTTGTACCGGGAATCCATTTCTTTACAGATAGATGCAAACCGCTTGCAGTTTTTTCAATGCCATCAATTAGCCTGCCTGTTGAGTTTACTCTCGTTGCTCTCCATCCTTTCCATAAAATATAGTTAGTTATAAATTTAGTCAATCCATTTGCCGTCTTATATTTTGGAAGCGTTGGCGCACAATAGAAGCCATCTGCAACTACTTGTGGATATTTCACTTTATAATATTCTAAATGTGCTTCGTTGTATCTTTCTTTGAAAGTCATGTCAATGGATTTAACGCTTTAAATAAATCTGCTTTGTTGCCTATCATGTAAACTTTGCCATTGTACTTTAAAGCATTTTTTATCTTACCTGTTACTGATGATTTTAATTTAACTTCAGTACAAACTTTCTTGAATTGCTCAAAGTTATTTTTCTCTGATTTATTGATTTGTGGCATGGGTGAAATTTAAGGGAGTGTTTCCACTCCCTATTAATCAAAACTAAAACTAAAATGGCAAATCTTCAATTACTGCATTATTTACAGGCGATGTTGCTGCTGCTAATGGCTGCTTAATATTGCCGATGTATACTTTTTTTTCTCCTGCTTCTCTTTCTGCTTTAGATTGGCTTAATTGAATGCTTCCAATATTACCATATTGGTCTAATTCATCATTTACCCAAACATTGATGTTCAGATACTTTTTACCATTCTTTTCTGAAGTGGTGATTTTTTCTTTTGGGATATCTGTTAAACAGATTGATCCGTTATACAATTTACTCATGTTATTGCAGGATATAGGGAGCCTGTGCCTTTAAAAGTTTTCCTTTATAAACTCAGCCAATAAATCTGCTTTGTTTACTTTAGGTATTGTATGAAATATTTCTGCTTGTTTGTCTCTATCAAGTTTGCCTTCATACTTTCGATATGGTGGCAATTCAATTGTTCGCAGCGAAGATAGTAATATTGGCTTTACAAATTCGCAAATACTACCAAAAAATGATTTTGTTTTTTGGTATTCTTTATGAAGCATCTGCCTGTATAATTGTGCAACTCTGTAATGTTCTGCAATCATCCATTCTTTAAATTCTGTTCTCATAGTTTTTCTATTTCTTGTTTAACTTGGCGATACCATTGATGATCATTATAATCAATCCTTACTTCATTGATTATTTCATCAACTAATTTTAAAGCGCACATTTTATAATATTTGTTATTCGGGCCTGTTATTTCCATTCTATCCAATGTCCAATTGTAAACAGTATGATTTCCAAATTTATAAAACTCTACCAACTCTTTTGCTTTTTCTTTTGCTGTCATAAAAAATTTATTTCGTTTTTAACATTCTGCCAATATTTAAAAGGCAAATCTTCTTCATCAACAACTAATTCTTTAATCTTAATAAGTTCCATGATAATTGCATTAATACAATTGACTGCATACTCTTTGCCGAAAATATTTACTAAATACTTTGCTTTTTGTTTTGGTGTTTGATTATCCATTTTTAAGATTTTAAAAACTCCTGCCCTTTTGCCAATTAACTACTAACTAACCATCACGTTATTAATGTTTAAGGTTAAGGGCAGGAATAAGGTTATGAATTATATTCTTCGTCTAATTTTGCTTTTCTTTTCTGATAGGCTATTTCCCTTTCTCTATCTGCATCTGTTATTTCTATTGATAGTATCTCTTGCAATGTAGTCTTTCGATTGAAATCCCAAATTGCTTTACCACTACTTCCAGAAGTTATTGGTGGAACTATCTCACCATTCCTGTCTATTGGGTAACTATCATTTAACGTATCAAGCGTTCTCATATTCTAATGCTTTTAGTTTGAATGATGCAATTACTTGTTCTGTTTTATCTGCTGCTGATAATTGCTGCCAAATGTTTGTCAATTCTGCTTTGCTTGTTGCTGATGCAATCTTTTGCATTACTGATGTATCAGATTTTACAGGTGCTTGTGAATCTGCATCTTTGGTATCATCAATAAGGAACAATCCATTAAGGCAATACTTTCGTGCATATGAACTTGCCGCACCGGAAACTTGCGAACCATCCATTCCTTTTTTGCTTTCCTCTTCTCTTGCCAATGCTGATACTGTTACAACTCCATCTTCGCTTTTGAATTTTGCAGTTGCTTTGATATAGAATCTTGTTCCAATGTTTACTACTTCATCTGATATAATTAGTTTGCAATCATACTTGGCAAGTAATGGTTTGACTGCTTCAAGAATATCTTCACAATTTCGGTATTTATACTTTCCGAATGAATTGTACTGATTCTTTGGTGCTTTGAGTTCCGATTGGATTTGTGTGAGTTTGTTCATGTTAATGGCTGATATAGGGAGCAGCTGCCTTTATTTTTTTATAAATTTATGATAAATAATTGAAACAATAATTATTTCAATAACAAAGGTTATTATATAACCTACAATGAATTTTAATATCATATCTGATTATTTAAGGTGTTAAAGTCATACATGAATCCATGCTCTTTGGTTGCAATGTAATCATGTGTTTGTTTCATGTGATGAACTATTGTTGTGTGATCTGATACCGAAGGATGAAGCATTGCAGCAATATTTGTAGTTGTCAAAGATGTATTCATACGCAAAAAATAAATGATAAATCTTCTGCATGAAACGTATTCTTTCTTTCTGTTTTTCTTTACCAATTGCTCAAATGATATTCCAAAATGATTGCAACAAATATCTATTATTCTATCTGTCTGCATCTTTTGAGATAGTTTAAATTCGCCGTCTAAATCTTTTGATTTGCGAAGTCCAGGTATTGCGTATGCGCTATAAATCATTAGTTAAATATTATGTATAATGTTAAAATTAAAATGATGATCTCAATAATTGTTTGTTTCATGAGTTGGTGGGTTTATTTTTACTTCTTTAAACATTCCTGCTAATTCTGCTGAATGCAATATTTGTTCAATAGCAGTAAATCCGACATTGGAGTTTTGAATGAGGTGAGTTACTTTACCCACCATTTCGATTTTTTCTTGTAGGCTTAATTCAAGCCATGAGTTACAGTTTGCCATTTGTTTTAGTTTTAAGGGTTATAAAAAATAATTGTCTTGTAATAATGCAGTAATAACTGCTGCAATGATGATGAAGATTAGTGCTTGTTTGTTTTCTTTTTTCATAATTAATTATTTTTATTTTTACGAATGATTTCTTTTTTCAATTCTTTTATTGCAGTTATCTTACCATCCCGAGCATCATCAATTGCTGTTGTATTATTAGAAATACAAGATATTTCTTTATTGTAATAATTAGTAGTTATTTTAAAATGACCATAACCATTTGATGTAATTGTTAGTTGATTTTTCATAGTTTTTTTGTTTTAGTTTTAATTTGATAGAGCAAATATAAAAGCATTATTCCGAATAAAAAAATATTTTTTTAAAAAAATAAATTTTTTTTTTAAAATTCTTTTTGTATACATTTGCAGCAACTAAATAATCTTATTATGAAAAACGGAAAAACAGTTGAACTTTCAACAAAGCAAGTAACTAAACTTCAAAAAGAATTAGATCAGTATCGAGTCAAAAAAGATTTTGAACGTAAACACAACATCTCTGTAATGACAGTTTATAATGTTGTAAGTAACAAAAGATGCAGCGAAAGAATTTATCAATCACTATTTAAAACCACGAAATCATGTTAGAACATTATAATGAATTAGAACCAACTTCAAGACAAGAAGCAGAAAGATTGCTTAATGAATTTAAAGCATTAGGTTTAAGCCATATTGTATCAACCGCATGTGCAGTTAAAGTATGTGAGAATGTTTTAAATAGCACAATGCATAATTATTTCACTCAAGAACATTGGAAGGAAGTAAAAAAAGATTTACTTTACAACCCTATTGGTAACACCGAATTAATATTTTAATATGCTAAAACAAATCTTCACCGAATATAAATCAATCGGACTTAAAGTAATTCCGATTGAATGGGATGTTGCTAATATGCAACCTGTAAGTCATCACAATTGGAGTGAAGATAAAGAATGGAAGTTGCAAGAAAAGCATAATGCAATTATGATTCAAACAAAGGATTGTTATGCTGCTATTGATGTGGACATTAAGAATAGTAATGACAAAGAACTTTTCACAAAGTGGTTAAAGATTATTACCAACTCCGAGCCTGATATACTTGATAAAGTTTACATTGAGAAAACGAAATCCAATGGCTATCATGTTTGGATAAAATATTGTAAACTGACAAAGAAAACGCAACTTGCAGGAAATGAGAAAGGAGCAGAAGTAATTGCTTTATATGCTAACGGTCCTTTGGTTTATACTTACCCAACTCCAGGCTATTCTGAATTTCATCAATCAATGGCAGATGTTGAAGAACTTACTGATGATGAATACAACTATCTTATTCAAGTATCACAATACTTCAATGAGTACAAACCAACGTATGATCCTACAAAGAAAGCTATCAGCTACCCAAAAGGATTTGAAGCAGAGTTGTCAAATTATGACAAATCACTTTCTGACGAATCATGGGAACTGCTATTGAATGACATTGGTTTAGAACCATTGCAAAACTTCAGATATAATAAGAAGGATTTATTTGCTGCATATAAGCGAAAGGAATCAACATCGAATGCTATTTCTGCAAAGGTTTACTTTAAAAGTAAAAGAGTATTATTATTCACAGCATCAATGCATGACTTCCCTAATTGGCATAACAAAGAACAATATCCGATATGGGCTTTACCTCCATCATTTGTACTTTACTATAAGTTTGGCAGAGATTGGGATGCAGTATTGAAATACATCGGTTGCAGTAAGCCATTGGCTATTGATTTTCCTTTTGAGATATTCCCAGAAAAAATAAGGCAATCAATATTTGATGTAGCAAAGGAAAGGTCATTGAATCCTTTATTTCTTGCAACTGCAGGACTTTGGACTATATCTTCTTTAGCAGGAACTTGTTATACTTCTGCATTCGGAAACGATGGTAAGAACATTCTATTCTGCATGTTGATTGCTCCTGTATCTGTTGGTAAAACTCCTGCTTACAAAGCAATGTGTGAATCTCCATTAAAACAATTGCAAGAGATTGAAGATGAAAAATTCAAAACTGATGTTGCTAATTGGAATGCTGAAAAGATGCAAGCATTGAATGACAAGAAACAATTCACAAAACCAAAGCCAAAGCGATTCATCCCATTTGCAGTTGATGGAACTACTGAAGGTTACATCGGACTTTGCCAAGATCAATCGGCAGGAATAGGAGTGTATCATGATGAAGCAGAAACCATCCTAAATGCTGGTAGTTTCAAATCAAACAATGATTCTATCAGTTTCTTTACACAAGCCTTTGGCGGTGGTAGATATACTCAAATTAGAGCAGATAGAGACAAAGAAAGAGTTGTGCAAGATTTGAACATCAATCTACTTATGGGAACGCAACCAAGTAGAATGAAGAACATCTTTACTGAAGATAGAATCGCTAATGGTTTCGCATCCAGATTTCTTATGGTTGAATCTGAATACTTACAACTAAACGAAGATGCAGATCCTTTCACAAGCAGTAGGCAGATATGTAATGAATGGGTTAATCTAATACATGACTTGTATAATGTTAATAAAACATATTGCGAGAATGAAGCAACACCATTGCATATTGAAATAACTGAAGGGGCAAAACAATTGTATCGGAAGTATTATAAAGAGAATCTACAATCCGCAAATCAAAGAATTGCAGATAATATCGAAGGTCATATTATCGGAACACAAGCAAAGATGTCAACCTACATTCCTCGATTAACACAACTGATTGCAATAATTAATCAACCTTTACAACCTATTGTTACTGAAGAAGTTGTGGAGTTAGGGCAGCGTTTATTTCGTTTCTATTCCAATAGTACGATTTCAATTATTTCAAAGATATTCATGGAAGCAGATACAGGACTTCCTAATGATTTGGAATTACTTTACAATGCTTTGCCGGATACATTCACCAATAAACAAGCGGAAGAAACCTGCATCAAGTTGAATTTACCAAGTCGAAAGTATAAAATAGCACTCCGGCGGAAGGATTTTGGCAAACTATTTCGGAAGGTTAAACATGGAGAATATACTAAAACAACATAAACTATGAAAAATAAAAAACACAATTTTCCCTACAAATGGACTTTAAAGGATGCAGTATTTACAAAAGACAAAGGCAAAGTATTTAGTTGCTTTGCATGTGGTGGTGGCTCTACAATGGGATATAAATTAGCTGGATTTGATGTGATAGGGCATAATGATATTGATAAAAAAATGATTGAAGTATATCAAGAAAATCATAAACCTAAATTTTCATTTTTAGAAAGTATTACAACTTTTGCAAAGCGTAAAGATTTACCTAAAGAACTTTATGAACTGGATATTTTAGATGGTTCGCCACCTTGTTCAAGTTTTTCAATGGCTGGTAATCGTGAAAAGGATTGGGGAAAAGAAAAGAAATTTCGAGAAGGTCAAGAAATGCAGGTTTTAGATACATTGTTTTTTGATTTTATTGATTTGGCTAAAGAACTGCAACCGAAAGTGGTCGTTGCTGAAAATGTAAAAGGTCTTTTATTGGGTGCTGCTAAAGAATACGTTCGTAAAATTTACAACGCATTTGATGAAGCTGGTTATTATTGCCAACACTTTTTGCTTGATGCTTCAAAAATGGGTGTACCTCAAAGACGTGAAAGAGTATTTTTTATTTGTTTACGCAAAGATTTATCAAGTAAGTTTTTACATTGGCAAGATATGTTTACAGAAGTTCCGAAAATTGAAATGGAATTTAACGAGCCTGGTATATTATTTAGAGAAGTTTATAATAATTATACGGATAGGCCACTATCTAAAAATATGAAAAAAATATGGGACTTAAGAATAATTGGAGATGGAGATTTTGAACATATAAATAAAAGAGAATTTAACAGGCCAAATATTAATTTTAATCACAAATTTATTTATACAGACAGCTCTAATATTAATACAATTACAGCAGGAGACCAATGTGTTTTATTTGATGAACCAAGATATAGAAATTTTGATGAACTTTGTAATTGTGGCACCTACCCAAAAGATTATAATTTTAAAAATAATAAACCTGAATATTTAATAGGAATGTCAGTTCCTCCAGTTATGACCGCACAAATAGCAAAACAAGTATATGACCAATGGTTATCAAAATTATAAAAACTTCGGCGGAATACACTAAAGCACTATAAAAAGTGCTTTTTTTATGTCGATATGCACCTCATTTGCACCTCATTTGCACCTCTGAAACCCTTACCTGTAAAGGATATGCACCATAAACAGTGCTTTTCTAGAATTATTAGAAGTAAATATTATTATTATTAAAAAAAAAGTATTTCAAAAAAAATGGTGCATATGGTGCAAATCCTTACCACCATTGACTTTGAGAGGTGCAAATCAAGTGTTTTTGAGGTGATTATGGTGTTTTTCAAAAAAATATTTTTTTATATCAAACACTTGTTTTAATTTTAAGTAAGTTGAAATGCAATCATTACATAGAACAAATATATAAAAGCAAAGAAATAAACTCTTTTATTGCTTCAATTCATCCTGTTTCATTACAAGACGATTTAAGGCAAGAATTGGCTTTGGCTTTACTTTCTATCGACTGCGATAAAATAATCGAAATTTCGGCTTCTAATGGCTTAATGGGATACTCTATAAAGATTCTCAGCAACATGGCTTTCAGTAATACATCACCTTTCTATAAAAAATTCAAAAAAGATGAGTATGAAAAAGCTATCGCCTACATGAGAAGTCAAATGAACTTACCTGTATTGAATCCTAAACTTTCTAAATTGGTAAATGAAAGATTATTACTAAAATACTCCATTGATGAAATGGAAGCACATGAAGCAATTCTATTCAATAAATACGTTGAAGTAAGAAGTTGTCAACAAGTTGCTGATTACTATTCAATTCCTTTAAAGCATGTCAAAGACGTTATTCGTAAAACTAAAAAAGAACTTAAAGACTTATGTACATCACAATTCTAGCAGCATGGTTATTTGCCTACTACTTTGTAAAAGTGGCATTACTACCTAACAAAATCAAGAATCTTTACAACATTCCATATACCAAACGCATCAAGCCTTTTGATTGTGTTACCTGTCTTTCAGTATGGAGTGCTGCAATACTTTACTTCCTTCCCATTGAAGTATCACAATTCCTTGTCATCACTTTTGGTGCAGGATTCATCGGCCAAATAATTAAATAATGAAGAACACTACTAACAACAAAACTTGCTTCGGTAAACGTAAGCATGGTAAAGCGAAGAAATCCTACAACAAAAATGATAGGAAAGAACGCAATTATAGGGGGCAAGGAAGATGAGAGTATTAGGGCTAATGAGCAAGTGGTCGGGATGTGGTTGGCATCGTGTGATGTTACCATTGGCATTCCTGCCAGATAGCTATAACCATGTTACGAATATTCCTAGTGAAGAACTCTTCAAAGAAAGGCAGTTTGATATTTTACTTTATAATCGTTTCTGCTTCTTTGATAAAGATTGGGAACTCACAAAATCAATATTCAAAGTCGTAATGGATCTTGATGATGATTGGGAACTTCCTGTTAAACATCCTATGTATCACTTGTATAAAATGCAAGAAGAAAAGATACTTAACAATATAGCAAATGCTGACTTGATTACTGTTACAAATCAAAGGCTTTATGACAAGGTTTCTAAACTACACAATAACGTCGTTATACTTCCGAATGCTATCCCTTTGGGTGAACATCAATATACTGATGAGAAACTTGAATCTGATTTAGTTCGTATCTTTTGGGCAGGTGGTTCATCTCATCTTGCTGATATGTCTATACTTCGCAATCCTATAAAGAGATTGAACGAACTTAACAATATCGAAATGGTCTTAGGGGGTTACACCGATACAGATCCTGTATCAAAGGAATATTGGGTTAAGATGCATAATATCTTTACAAATGGCAATAGGTTTAAGAATAGGAAATTAGAAGGCACAATGCCAAACGGTTACATGGAGCATTATAAACATGCAGACATTATGCTAATACCTTTAGAAGATAGCAAATGGCATGGCTGCAAATCAAATCTAAAGATTCTTGAAGCAGCAAGTAAACGAATACCATGTATTGTGTCTAATGTTGAACCATACAATGTAGACAAAGACTGTCCTGTTTTATTTGTCAATAGTCAATCCGATTGGAATAAACATATCAAATATTTAGTTAACAATCCTGAAGAAAGGATAAAATTAGGAGAACAATTATATGAGTGGGCAAAAGAAAAATACAACTATCAAGAAATCAGCCAAAGAAGATTCGATGCATATTCAAGTCTTATTAAAGCATAAGCATCACTTCGATCTATTTATCAAAACAGGTGAATTGGTAAACTTCAATGCTGATACCCAAGACGAACTTTTTAATATATATAAACAGAAGTTTCCTAATTATGACTACAACCGTAGATGTCCTGCTTGTGTTGCAGAGTTCATGGTTGCAGTTTATTCTCATTTTAAAAATGAATTATGATAACACCTGAAGAGTTCTTGCAAACTGAAATAAATATGGGAATATCATTCCAAAGTGAGCAGTTCGTAAACTTGGCGAATTATACTGCTCAACAATTGAATGGTTATCCTATCAAGTCTGTAATGGATTACGGAGCAGGAACAGGCGTTTATGCTGATGCATTTTACAAATTAGGTTATGATGTTAAATGCTTTGAAATATGGGAAGCACATCAAAACTATATCAAAGCTAATGCGCCACATTTGCAAATCATCAGTAAGCCTATTACAACCGATTTAATGCTATTTATCGAAGTTGCTGAACATATGAATGACAAAGAAATTAAAGCGTTATTTAAGAAGATAAAGCCTAAATACATCTTGTTCAGCTCAACAAGCGAAAGTAAGCCGGGATGGGATGAACAATGGGGTCATATAAATATTAAACAACAAAATGAATGGGTTGATATGTTCTATGATTTCGGTTATAAATTGAGCAAAGAACTTTCACAACCTACAACGTATACAAAATTATTTGAGATAAATGGGTAAACATAAATACATAGAAACTCCTGAAAAGATGTGGGAATACTTCATGGCTTATAAAGAACAAGTCAAAAGCCATCCAATATTAAAGCATGATTTTGTTGGAGGTGCAGGTAAAGAAATACAAAGGAAATTAGAAAAACCTTTGACAATGGAAGGATTTAATAACTATCTTTTCATCAATGGGATTTGTGATAATGCTAAACATTATTTTGCTAATTCTGATAACAAATACGATGATTATTTAACCATCTGTTCGCATATAAGAGAAATAATAAGACAAGATCAGATAGAAGGCGGCATGGCAGGAATATACAATCCATCAATAACACAAAGATTGAATAACTTGGTAGAAAAGAATGAAACTAAAGTTCATGTTGAACAACCATTCTTTGGCGATGATTAACTATGTTCATCAAAACAACTGCAATACGAAAGATTCGTACTCTTACAAAATTTGTAAAGGGAATACAAGGCGGAACTTCTGCCGGGAAAACTTATGCCATTATCCCAATACTTTGTGACATTGCAACAAAGAATCCATTATCTGAAATCAGCATTGTAGCTGAATCCATTCCACATCTCAAAAGAGGTGCAATGAAAGACTTCAAAAAGATAATGGTTGAAACAGGTAGATTCGATGACAACAGATGGAATGCTTCAGACTTCAAATACACATTCGCCAATGGCTCACAAATAGAGTTTTTCTCTGCAGATAACGATGCAAAGCTACGAGGTGCAAGACGTGACTACCTTTACATGAATGAGTGCAATAACATGACCTTCCATTCTTATACCGAACTTGCATCCAGAACAAAGCAAGGTGTGTATTTAGATTGGAATCCTACAAATACATTTTGGTTTCATAACGAACTGCTAAATGATGAAGATGTTGACTTCCTTACAATCAACTATACCGATAACGAAGCCTGTCCAGAATCAGCATTGAACTTTATTTTAAAAGCAAAAGAGAAAGCAGAACAAGGCAATGCATTTTGGCAGAATTGGTATAAGGTTTATGGGCTTGGCGAGATTGGTAATCTTGAAGGGGTAATCTTCAACAATTGGAAGCAGATTGACAAGATACCTGATGAAGCAAAGTTATTAGGCATAGGTTGTGACTTTGGATATACAAATGATCCTACTGCCTTAATTGAAGTTTATACCTACAATGGCAAAAGATATGTGAATGAGTTAATGTATCGTTCCGGTATGCTCAACTCTGATATTGCCAAGATACTACCTAAAGGAGTGATAGTTTATGCTGATAGTTCAGAACCAAAATCCATTGATGAGATAAAAAGATATGGCATATTGATTAAAGGAGTTACTAAAGGAAAGGATTCAATCAAATATGGCATTGATGTAATGCAGCAGCAAGAATATTATGTTACAAGTCAAAGTGCCAATCTAATTAAGGAGTTGCGGTCCTACAGTTGGGATAAAGACAAAGAAGGTAAGAAACTAAATAAGCCTATTGAATACTTCAATCATGCTATTGACGCGCTGCGTTACCATGAAATGGAAGCATTGGGAATAAAAAAGAATTGGGGCAAATACCATGTCATCTAAAAACTATATATATAACGTATGAAATTAACAATTAAGAAATTTCAGGAGTTGCATTCCATTACTACAATGGAGATGGATGAGTTCGACAAGTCGGTGAAGTTAGTTGAATGTTTAACTGACAAAACACCTGCACAAGTTGAAGCAATGCCATTGAAAGAGTTTGAAAAGTTATGCAATGATTTAAACAAGTTATTTGATATAAAGGTAGAGCAGTTGCAGAACTCAAAGCCAAAAGCAATGATAGTAGCAAATGGTAAGCCATATCATTTGAACTTCAATATCATGCAACCACCATTCAATGCAGGTAGATATGTAGAGGTAGCAACATTTGCTACTGATACTATTGGGAACTTGCACAATATACTTGCATCAATGGTAACACCTTTGAAATGGAGTTGGAGAAAGATAAAATATGTAAAGTTGCCTTATGATGCAACACAACATGAGCAATATGCAAATGATATGCTGCATGCGGATTTTGAACATGCCTATCATGCGAGTGTTTTTTTTTATCTTGTTTTCACTCATTCAATCAGAAATTCAAAGGATTATTTGGTAGCGGAGATGATAGCAGCGGGAGTGAAACAGGAGGAGGCAGCAGAATCCATAGAAACTTTATTGAAAGTTTTGGATGGATGTATAACGCAAAAATGGTATCAGAATTTGAAGCTATCAGTTTAGATGCCGTTTGGGATTTACCTGTGGTTCAATTCTTAAACGACTTGAACTACCTGAAGCAAAAAAGATTAGTTGATGATGAACAACAACAAAAGTTGATAAATGAATATAAGTAAAACAGACCTTCTCAATCTTGAATTATTTAGACAAGAAGGAATAGGTGAATTTGTCCAGGTTACTGAAGCAATGGATAGAGTTGCAAAGATGTTTCTTGAAAATTTAGAAGCAAATATCAATGCAGCAAAATTTTCAGGTAGTGGATCATTGCTTTCAACTATGGATTATAGAGTTTCTGATGATGGTAAGTCAGTTGATATAATACTTAACAATTATTATGATTATGTCAATCAAGGGGTGAAAGGTTGGGGAAGTTCAACTAATGCGCCAAATTCACCTTATGCTTATAGCAAGAAAGCAAAGTCAAGTTCAAATGGCGATTTTAGAAGATCAATAACAGAATATATTTCATCAGGAAAAGCAAAATTAAGAAATGTGCAAAATGATAGAGCATTCGGGATTGGTATTGAAGGAAAAAGAAAATCATTGATTGATGCAAGAGTTGATACAATGATGTATCTGATTAGAAGATTCGGAGTTAAAGCAACAAACTATTTCACAAAGACAGTAAATGAAAGTAGAGATGACATTCAATTAATTATAGCAGAAGCCGTAGGTAAAGATTTCGTTTTAAAATTTAAAGTTAAATGATAACACAATTAGCATATCCATCAGGAGAGCCAACAGTACAAGATGCACTTTGGCATGTATTTTCAACCAATGTTTCAGGACAAACAGACTTTAAGTTTGTATTTGATTTATACGTTGGCGGAGTTCAACAATCAAGAGTAAAGCTATTCCCAGAGCCAAACAATGGCAAAGGTTACTTTGATGCAGCACCTGTAATACGTAACACATTCACTTATGAGTGGTTTTTACCTGACGTTTCATTTTTTAATGGTGAGCCAAATGTAAGCGGTGAGATAGGTCAAACATATCAATATCGCATAGGCGAAGAATATTCAGGGGTAACGTATTTGAATTTAGCAAGTGGCAATATTACTGCATATAATTGGAATGCTCCTTTGTTTAAGCGTAGGCAATCTGATTTAACTGCAAAGCAAAACAAGTTCATGACTAATCGACCTAATACAATCAATGCAAGTTTAGGAGATAATGTGTTTATGGGTGTTTATGATAATAACTTTGCATGTGAAGTTATTACTTATAATGCAAGTAATAATGTTATCAATACCGATGTAATCGGTGTTTCGAATGATAAATTTGTTCAAGTAAATATAGGACCGAATGGAATCAATGATGCATTAGGTGCTAATTTCATTGATTCAAATGTTAAGTATTACGAAATCAAATCAGTTTCTCCATCAACATTATTAACAAGAGTTAATCTTGAATGCAATCCAAAATACGAATCTTACAATCTTCACTTCCTAAATGATTGGGGGATGTTCGATACTGCAAAGTTCGGTTTAGTTTCAAAGCTAACAATGGATATTGAACGCAAAGGATTTGAAAAACGTGATTATTCTCTTGGAAGTAATTCAGTAACTTATTACACAAATAATAAGTACAATGAAAGCAAAATCAACTATCAAAATAAAAAGGATTATAGCTACAAGCTAACAATGGATGCGCCAACAGATGCAGAATATGAATGGTTGGCAGAATTGGTAGCATCTCCGCAAATATACTTTGAGAAAGATGGTTATTATTATCCTGTAACAATCAAAGCTACTAACTATGAGTTCAGTAAATATGTAAACAATAGATTAAGAGTTTTTGAAGTAGAAATAGAAATGAATCAAACAAGATACAGTCAAATAAGATAAGATGACAAAAATATTTATCGAAGGCTATGAATTGGACTTAAGCAAAGGTTTATCTAATCAGTTAACCTATGCCATTGATGACTTGAATAATTTAGATAGCAAGGCAACAACATTCAGTAAGACAATAGTATTGCCGGGAACTGCAAACAATAACTATCTATTAGGCAACATCTTTGAGTTCAACAATGCAAACTTCACAAATGATAACGCACCGAATGTAATGTATAACTACAATGCAAGTAAATCAGCAGTTTGTAGAATCGAAGTTGATGGATTGCAGATTGTAAAGGGAGTGTTTAGGTTGTTAGAGATAATCAGAGATGGCGAGAACATAGAGTACGAATGTGCGGTGTTCGGTGAACTTGGCGGATTGGTTACTGCATTAGGAAATAAGAGATTAGAAGATTTAGATTTCTCTGCATATAACCATGATTATACTTATGCGAATATTACTTCATCATGGAATAATACATCAACAACAGGATATGTTTATCCATTAGTTGATTATGGTAACTACTCAACTAACAAAAAAGATTTTCAATATAAAACATTCCGACCTGCATTATTTTTAAAGGAGTATTTTGATAAGATAATGGCAAGCGCAGGTTATACTTACACAAGCACATTTCTTAATACTGCTTTCTTTAAAAGGTTAATAATTCCATGTAATCAAAAGAGATTAACAAGAAATAGCACTACATCATTTGATGTATCATTTTCAGGAACACAAAACTATGGAAGTGATGGAACAACAGGACCTTTCTACGAAAGATTATCGCAACCAACACAACCGACATTAGGTTCATTTACAACATCAAACAATAAGACTTTCACATACACAGGCGCAGCAACATTAACAGGATTATTGACAGTTAGAATTGTTGGAACTTTCGCAAATGCTTTAGCAAACAATTTAACTCTTGTTGCTCAATGTGGAAGTGCAAATGCATTTTATGATTTCCCTTTAGACAATACAGGTAATGATCCTTTCGACATTACTTTAAATTTAAACATATCAATAAATAATAACGATACTTTTTTTATTGCAGCAAGTACATTTGATGATACCATTCCTTTTCAATTATCAATCACAAGCATATCTTCTAAAATAGTTGGCACAGTTACACAACCTGTTGAAGTAAATTTAGGAGAAGCGATTATTATGAATGATGCAATTCCTAAAGGTATCTTTCAAAAAGATTTGTTTACTTCAGTATTGAAGATGTTTAACCTTATGGCAGTTGAGGATAAATTCACAGAAAAACATTTAAACATTGAGCCTTACATTGATTTCTACACAGGTAATGTAATTGATTGGTCAGATAAATTAGACAGAGGTAAGCCTATCAGATTAAAGCCAATGAGTGAAGCAAACGCAAGGTATTACGAATTGAAATGGAAGCAAGATAATGACTTCTACAATGAAGATTATCGCAAGAAGTATAATGAAGGTTATGGAGATAGAATATTCGATAATGGACTTGAATTTGCTAAAGACAAAGAAACAGTTGATGTAATCTTTGCGGCATCTGCATTGTATGGAACTTCAGGTGAGGACAAAGTATTCCCTGCAATCTATAAGAAGTCAGACAACAATACAAAAGAAGATCAGATTGAACACATTGTTAGATTGATGCAAATAAAGAAACTCACAGGAGTTGCAAGTTGGAATATCTTAAATGGTGCAACTAATTTAGGAAGCAACACTACATACTTATATGCAGGACATTTTGACGATCCAGATGCACCAAATGCTGATTTAAACTTCGGAGCAACAAAGGAATTGTATTTTGATTTGGTAGCCGGTAACTTAAGCAATAATCTTTTCAATGTTTACTATTCACCTTATTTGGCAGAGATAACAGATAAGGATAGCAGATTGTTAACTGCAAACTTTAAATTGACACAACAAGATATTTTTAATCTTGACTTCAGTATATTTATATATATAGATGGTGGATTGTATCGTTTAAGTAAAGTGATTGATTATACACCTGAAACAAACGAAGTAACTAAATGCGAATTATTAAGAGTAATAAATAAAACATATTAATGGCAGCCAATAACAATACAACAGTAGCGATAACCATTTCAGCGAATACAGAACCTGCTGAAACATCGGTTAAGAGTTTTAAGACACAATTACGAGAAGCCAATGGTGAGTTAGTTGCAATGTCAGAGAAGTTTGGTGCTGCATCAACAGAAGCAGTTGCAGCAGCAAAAAAAGTAGCAGGGTTAAAGGATGCCATTGGAGATGCAAAGGCATTGGCAGAAACATTCAACCCTGATAAAAAGTTCGTTGCATTAGGCGGAGCAATACAAGGAGCGGTAAGTGGGTTTAGTGCTTTGCAGGGTGCGTCTGCATTATTTGGTGGTGAAAGCAAAGAACTTGAAAAGACATTGTTGAAAGTTCAATCTGCGATGGCATTGCAGCAGGGAATAAGTGGTATATTCAATTCGATTGATAGTTTTAAGTTGTTGGCTAATACTATCAAAACAAATGTAGTTACTTCATTAACTACTTTAAGAGGTGCATTAATAGCAACAGGATTAGGTGCATTATCGGTTGGACTTGGTTTACTTATTGCAAACTTTGATAAAGTTAAGCAAGTAGTATTGAATTTAATTCCAGGACTTGCTTCTGTTGGTAAGTTTGTTGGTGGTTTAGTTGATAGAATTACTGACTTCATCGGTGTTACTTCTGATGCTTCAAGAGAATTGGCAAAGATGCGACAAGAAGCGGATAAATCTTTGACATTAAATAACAAGTATTTAGCACAGCATGGCGATCAGTTGGACAAATATACAAAGGCAAAGATTGAAGCAAAGAATAGATACTTAGAAGCGGTAAAGGATGAAACAAATTCCGAGAAAGATAGGATTGAATTTGCAAAGAAATTAAACAGAGAACTTGCAGCAGCAGATAAAGAAAGGTCAGATGATGCAGCAAAAGCAAAAGCAGAAGCAGCAAAGAAAGCAGCAGATAAACAAAAGGAAATTGATGATAAAAAAGCAGCAGCAGAACAAAAAAGATTAGCTGAAGAAGAAAAATTTCAACAATTAAGAGCAGAATTTTTAGGCAAAGCAGAACTTGCAATACAAAAAAGTGAATTTGATAGAGCAAGAGTACAAGTATTGATTAATGATGAAGCGAAACGTAGAGAAATAAATCAAATTAAAGATGCAAAAAAAAGAAGTGAATTAATTATTTTACTTGAACAAGAAACTGCAAATGAATTATTAAAGATTGCAACTGATGAAGCAGAAAAAAATAAAGAAATTCAAGCTAAAAGATTAGCAGATTTAAATAAAAAAGTTGAAGATAATTTAGCATTAGATAAAAAAAGAATTGATGCAACAAGAAAAGAACAAGAAGATCAACAAGCACTTGCAATTGAATTAGTTGAAAAAGGTAAAACAAAAGACCAACAAGAACTTGATAATCTTGAAGCACTTTATGAAAAGAAAAGAGAAATAGCAAAAGGCAATGCAACATTGCTTTTAATGGTTGAAGAAGATTATCAAAAAGCAAAAGCACAACTTCAATTTTTACAACAAGAAAGGGAACTTTCGATGTATAGTGAAGTAGCAGGTAGATTTGCTGATATAGTTGGTAGGCAAACAGCAGCAGGTAAAGCACTTGCAATTGCACAAGCAACTATTGATACTTTTGGAGCAGCTAATAAAGTATTGAACTCAAATAGCCCTACATTTATTATTAATCCTTATTTACGTTTTGCGTCTGCTGCTGCAACTGTTATAACAGGTATAATGAACATAAAGAAGATTGCATCAACACAAGTTCCGGGAGGTGGTGGCGGCGGTGGTGGTGGTTCAGTTCCAAATGCACCACAAGCACCAATGCTCCCACAAGCATCATCCACAACAATTAATCAAGGGCAAATCAATCAGATAGGTAATGTTGCAGCAAGAGCCTTTGTAGTTGAATCAGATGTTAGCGGAAATCAAGAAAGAATACAAAGATTAAATAGGGCAGCAAGAATCAGTTAAAAGTACAACAACTCAAAAAATAATATATAATAGTATGGAATTACCTATATACGAACTCAAAATAGTTGAAGATTTACAGGATGATGCAGAGGTGTCATTCGTTGCATTGGTAGACAAGCCTGCAATTCAAAAGGACTTTCATGTATTTAAAAATGAATTTATCGAACCAAGCAAAGGCGAAGATAAACAACCATTCCTACAAAGATGCATTAGTTATGTAATTAACGAAGGCAAAGAAACTGAACAAGCGGTTGCGATATGCAATTCACTTTGGGAGAATCATTTTGCAGATAAAAATAGTTTTAGTATTTACGGATATAATCCAACACATTTTGATATGTGTCCTGTAGCAAATAAATTATTTCAGCATTTAGTTACTATGAATGTTGGTATAGAAGAACAGGGAATGATAAGATCAGCCGCACAAATTGCTGATTCAATATTTAGAATTGAAAAAAATGTAATTGATAGCAACACAGCTACTTCTGAACAAATAAACGAAGCAACTATTTTGTTAGATGATTTTATTGATTTGATGGGTGAGATTGATAAACTAATAGGCATGAATCATGATGTGTCTTTTATGAATGCTCACATAGAAAAAATAAAGAGTTATTTGCCTAAAACGGAATTTGCAGAAACTTATAACGATTACCCAAAGGCAGCAGCAGAGAATGCAAAGATAGCTTTGAGATGGGCAGAAGAAAATGGATGGGGTGAGTGTGGAACTCCTGTAGGAAAAGCAAGAGCAAATCAATTAGCAAATGGCGAAAATATAAGTGAAGATACTATTGCAAGAATGGCTTCATTTGCAAGACACAAGCAAAACTCACAAAAGGAATTAGGCGATGGTTGTGGTCGTTTAATGTGGTTAGCATGGGGTGGTGATGAAGGAATTGAATGGGCAAGTAGAAAGTTAGAGCAAATAAGAAAAGAAAATTTTGTAAAGTTTGAAATAACAAACGAAGAGCAACATATCATATCAGGACCATTGATGTTGGCAGATACTCCGATATATAGAAGCAATTCCAAATTCGGTGAACACTATGTTACATTCTCACCAGAAACAATCAAAGATATTGCAATCAAGTTTTCAAAGAAAGGATATCAAAAGAATGTGAATCTGATGCATGATTCAAATATGCAAGTTGAAGGATTGGTAATGTTTGAAAGTTTCATTGTTGATAAAGCAAGAGGAATATTACCAATGGCAGGATATGAAGATGCAAAAGACGGCAGTTGGTTTGGATCATTCTATGTAGAGAATCCACAAGTTTGGGAGTTAATAAAACAAGGCAAAGTAAAAGGCTTCAGCGTTGAAGGATATTTTGATTATGCCGCACCAAACAAAGAAGAAAGCTATGCAGAAAAAAAGTTAAGAGAACTTTCTGCTTTATTAAAAGTACCTTTTTAAAAAAAACAATATATACTATTATGGAAAATGCAAAAACAATTTTAGACAAGGTTTCTATTTTCTTTGCTGAATTAGTAAATTCTCCAATGGCAGATGCAAGTGGTGATGTTAGTGGCGCTCCGAAAGCGGAAGTTAAAATGATTGCTGCTAAATTAAAAGACGGCACTGAAGTTGAAGTTACTGAATTAGCACTTGGTGGTGTTGTAACAATTCAAGGGCAGCCTGCTCCTGTTGGTGAACACATGCTTGAAGATGGAACAAAAATAGTTCTTGGTGATAATGGTGTGATCATGGAAATCGAAGCACCTGAAGCTCCAATGGTTGAAGATATGAGTGCAAAATTTGCTGTATTTGAATCTGCAACAAATGAAAAATTCGCTGCTTATGAAAATAAGTTTGCAGAGTACGAAGTTAAATTAACACAAGCTAACAAAGTAATTCAAGGCTTGATGGATATATCAAAGTTGTTAGTTGAAGCACCAACTGCAAAAGCAGACGAAAGTGTTAAAACTCAAAACAATTTTAGTAAAGAAGTTGATGCAAGAAAAGCATTTGAGAATTTTAGTAAATCAATTTGTTCATAATTAAAAATAAAATAAAATGGGATTATCATTTAGTGGTATAAGTTCATACAAAAAAGAGTTAATTGCTCCGTTATTAACTGAAGCCGTATTTTCTGCGAAAACACAAAGCCTTATTAAGGCAGGCGGTATCTTATTGCCTAAAACAAAATCATCTGTTGCAGTTCCAAAATTAGCAACAAATGCAACTTTCCAAACTGATGCTTGTGGTTGGAATGCAAGCGGTACAACTACCCTTTCTCAAGCTACTGTAACAGTTGGTAAAATCAAATTAGAAGAATCAATTTGTGTGAAGGATTTCGAAGCATACTTTACTCAAGAAGCATTGAAAGCAGGAAGCACTCCTGAAGATATGGGTTGGGCTGAATTTGCTGATAAATTTGCAGCACAAAAAAATAAGATGATTGCTAAGCAATTAGAAGTTGCTTTATGGCAAGGTGATACTACAGGAACTAACACAAACACAAACACTAATAAGTTTGATGGTTTGATTAAGTTAATTGACGGTGGTTCTCCTGTTGATGCTAACGTAAGTGGATTTGTAAGTGGCGGCCCTATCGCAACTATTACTGCTGCAAACGTAGTATCTTGTATCCAAGCGGTTTACAAAGCTATCCCTGTTGAAGTTGTTGATGCTGAAGATTTACACATCTTCGTAGGAAACGATGTTTACAGATTGGCAGTATTGGCTTATCAAGCATTGGATTTGTTTAACTACAAAATTGATGCAAGTGCAGATCAAATGTTCGTTATCCCGGGAACTAACGTGAAGTTAGCAGCAGTAAACGGATTGAACGGTACAGGTGATATCTACGCTACAACTTTGAGCAACATCGCTTTAGCTTTCGATTTAGAAGCAGAAGAAGATAACTACTCTCTATGGTATTCAAAAGATAACAATGAGATGCGTTACAGAGTAGCTTTCAAATTAGGAGTGAACGTAGCTTACACAACATTGTGTGTGAAGTTCAAATCAGCAATCTAAATTTCTTAATATAGGGGAGTAGAAATACTCCCTTTTTAAAATATAATATTATGCCAGCAGCATGTGCTATTAGTGCAGGATATACGATAGAATGTAGAGAATCTATCGGTGGTTTACAAGCGGTATTTATCGCTGAATTCGGCAATGTTACAAGTATTGCTGAATCAAGTGGTTTAGTTACAGGTATAACCAAAGCAACAGGAAAAAGATTCTACAAGTTTGAAGTTCCAAGAGCAGTTGCAAACGCAACATCTAACGGAACAGGTAGTGAAGAAAATGGCTCATTCTTCTATACTCATCAGGTAGTATTGCCAATCAACAAAAGAGATTCCACAACTGCAAATGTTATTCGTACTTTAGCGAAGAACAAGTTAATCGTTGTTACTCTTGACATGGATGGTAACTATCGTATGTATGGAAAAGGTAATGGTTTATTTGTAGCAACAGTTGATAGCGGAAGCGGAACAGCAGCAGGTGATAGACAAGGCTACAACATTACTTTGACAGGTATTGAAAAAGATGAAATGTTGCAAGTTACAAGTTCAGTTGGTTCAGCATTAGAAACTGCAGGATAATTGTTTTAATTATACTTTAAGTTTTATAACATAAGATAGTTTGTTTTAGTCATAGTTTAAGTTTTGGTTTACCCTACCTACTTTGTGTAGGTGGGGTTTTTAATATAAAGGATATGTTACACATTACAAAAGGGGTTGAAGCACAAGTTATATTCACAGGATATGAATTAGCAACATTAACAGATCCAAACTATTTGTTTATTTTTACTTCAGCAACAGAAGAGGAAATCAAATTTGTACCAATTCTTTTTTTTATAGAAACGAATAGATATCAAAAAGCACTTATACTTGATACACAATTTGCAGATGCTGAAGCAGGTACATGGAGATATAGAATAAGAGAACAAGTTAGCAGCACAAATACGGATGAGGCATTAAGTGGAAATATTGTGGAAGAAGGTTTTATGATGTTAGAAAATAATACTACATTTGAAGTAGTTGAATATTCAAATCAAGATAATCAATTTATAACATACGATGGTGAATAATTTAAGAAATATAATCACACTACAATTTGACCAAGCACAGCAGCCTAAATTTGAAGAAAAGAAAGGCAAGGGCTATGTTGAATTTGGTAGTAAGAATGATTACTCATTATACTTAATTGACTTGTATAGTGAATCACCAAAACATGGTGCAATTGTTAAAGGCAAAACTAATTACATATACGGCAAAGGATTTGAGGATGTGCCAAAGGATGCCAATAGTAAGGGCGAAACTTGGAATGATATTTTAAAAAAAGCAGTATTAGACGATGAATTGCATGGTGGATATTACTTACAAATCATTTACAATACATTAGGCAATATTGCAGATGTTTATCATTTGCCATTTCAAATGGTTCGTGTTTCAAAAGATGGATTGACTTACTATGTAAAGAATGATTGGAGTGCAAGCGAGTTTAAAGAAAAGATGCGTGTTTATCCTGCATTTAATTTGAACGATAGAGTAGGCAGTCAAATCTTGTTTGTAAAGCAATACAATCCAAAGAGTGAGGTATATCCTTTGCCTTCATATTTTCAAGGCTTAAATTACATTGAAAGTGATATACAAGTAAGTAGACATTTATTAGGCAATGCAAAACATAACTTCGTTGCAACAAAGTTGATTAACTTCAACAATGGTTTGCCACAGGAAGAAGAGCAAGGCGAAGTAGAAGCGGATTTAAAAAGAAAGTTTGGCAGTCATGATGGAGATAGGTTTGTAATTAGTTTCAATCCATCAAAAGAGAATGCAGTTGATATACAGAATCTTGGTGAAACATCTTTGACAAAAGAAGATTTTACGAATGTAAATAGTTTAATTCAACAAGAGATATTTGCTGCGCATCAGATTACTTCAAGTCAGTTGTTTGGTATTCAGGGAACATCCGCATTCAGTAGAAACGAATTAAGAGATGCCTATCAAATATTCAACAATACTTACGTAAATGCAAGACAACAAGATTTAGAGGTTGTATTTTCTAAATTAATGAATGAAGCAGGGATTGCAGGAGATTGGAAGATAGTTCCGGTTGAGCCTTTGAGTTTTGAGTTTAGCGAAGGTATTCTTGCTGCTAATATGACAAGAGAAGAAATCAGAGAAAAATTAGGATTG